GGCCAAATCATGTGAGCGGGGTTCTTTTCGGACAGCGCGGGCACATCGCCTTCGTAGATCGAGCGAATGAGGTACTTCTCGCGGAAGGCGCGATTGTTAAACGATCCGGTCTTGTCGCGGATCGCCTCATTGTAGTCATCGGCAGAGTCTGCCGACATGCCGCGAAGTTCGATATCCCGGCCCCATTCCGGCACATGGACCGTCTTGGTTGGCAGGACGGGCTTGAGAGCGCCCGCCTTGATGAGTTCGGCTAGGGTTTGCATGGTCATTACGCCAGCGTCACCGCGCCCGTGATGCGCAGGTTCATGGCAACCGTGATCACGTTATCCGCCTGCACGTCGAAGGGGAAAGCCTGGACGCGGGCGGCAAATGTGAGCGTGGTCGCTGGGCTGTCGGTCAGGGTGATCCTGAAATTGTGAGCGGTACGGGCGGCCCACTTGGCATAGAGACCTTCATGCACGGCGCCGGCATCGTATTGGAGCGGCACCGACACGTTGCCATTGTCGTTCAAGCCCAGGATGAATTCGCGGGCGGTCGACGACAGGTTGGTCACGTCCACCTCGGGCGTCTGCCCGTCCGGGCCGCTGATCGAGACGACCTGCGGGATTGCGGTGAACACCTCGGGGGATGCGGCATCGCCAATCGAGATGACTGTTCCTTGGGTTTCGATAACGGCCATTGGTTACTCCTTATGGCTGACGAGAAAGTCGAGGATGGTGCGGTAAACCTCTGGCGCGTCGGCGAAATCGTCGTTCTCGCCATCCGTGCGAATCCAGCCGATATCGACGCCGGAAACCTTGCCGCTAAAGCCGTCGAGAAGCGTGCGCAGGCTGTTGGCCGTGGCCTTGGCGACGGCGTAGGTCGCGCCCCAGCAATGGCAGCGAAAGCGGGCGCTGGCGCGACCGTGCGGGCCGCTCATGCCGTGCTCGCGGGTCGTGCTCACCCGCTCGTAATTGATGCAGGGATAGGTTGGCGCCTGATCGACGTAGAGCGGATAAACCCGCGTGCCGACGATGGTCGGGCTGGCCGCGGTGATCAGGGTCACCAAGGCCTCTTCAATGGTCGCCAGCTAGACGCCCTGCGCCACGGCGGCGATGTCCAGGGCCTCGCGGCGACCCATCTCGGCAATCGATCGGATATCGTAAATCCGGCTGTCGTGGCTGATCCGCATGGCCGTATTCAGCCCGGAGCGCCAGCGGATGCGGAAAACCGTCTGCTGTTCGGCGATCTGCTGGCCTTGGCTATGATACTCGCGCCCGGTCGTGTCCCGGCGGCGGGCGCGGACGGTAGCGACATCGGTCCACGTTTCGTTGGCCTGCCCGAAGCTGTCGAGCGTGGTCGCGCGCTGCTGAATGGTGATGCTGCGGTCAAGCTCGCAGGCCCGGATCACCGCGGGAATTGATTATGCACCCGGTAAGGCGTCGTCAGCGCCCGTTGCGCGTTCTCGAGCGCCGTGGCCACCGCCATGTCGCATGTGTCGTATAGCGCCTGGACCCTGAACAGGATCGCGTGCTTGATCGGCTGGGGAACCTCGCTCGCATAGCCCGCGACGAACCGCACCGTCACTGCGTCCCGCTCGTCATTGGTCGATGGCCAGTCCTCGTCCTCTTCCTCTTCGAGAAAGGATTGGTCATTGCCCTGATTGACGACGCGATAGGCGGAGCTCGCGAGCGTCTGCGTGGCGCCGTCGAGATCCTGATAGGTGACGCTGGTGACGCTTTGCAGCGGCGGCAGGGGCAGCCAGACACGACGCGGGAAGAAATCAAGCTTTAAATCCCACGTCTGAGTGACCAGCGCGCGGCCTAGCGTGCCGTCCCACCCGTCGAAATGCTGCGTTGCCGCGGCGATGATGGCCGCAATTCGCGTGTCGTCGTCGGAACCGTCCACGCGAAGATGCGCCTTGGTCTCGGCGAGCGTCACCGGGTTGACGGTCGGTGCCGTGACGCGGGTCAGGCTAAAGCGCATCGCGCACCACCGCCCAGGCCGTACCGTCCGAAATCTCGGCTTCCGCCCACTGGCACCACGCCAGCCGGTTCGCCCATGCCGTCCGGTCTGGCATCTCGGGTTCCTTGTGGAAGTTCTGCGCCGACACGGGCCACGCCATCGCGCCGACGCTGCCGGCATAGATCGGGACGCCGGCAAGCGCGGCCTCGGTCAAGGCGTTGCTCGAATAGGCCGCGCAGACGATGGCGCCCGCCAGATCGTCGGCAAGCGGGCGGGTCGGGGCGTGGCGGGAGAGTGGATGGCCGCGGAACCGGACCTCGGCATAGCGCTGGCTGAGCGCGTCGATAACGACATCATACCATTCATCAAGGTGAACGTCGGCGCATGCGGCATCGCCCTGAAGCTGCCCGCAGACGAGCGCGTAATCACCGGATTGCCGCCAAGGTTCGAGCGCCCACGATGCCGCGAACCGCTCGCCGTTGTCCTGGCATTCGGGGTATCGGCCACGTCCTGCCAAGCCATTCCAGCCGAGCGAGATATGACGGTCGCGCGGCGGCAGATGCCCGCGCTCCATAACCAGCGTGTTGACCTCTAGCGCGCGCAATGCCTGTCCTGTACGCCAGCCCCAGCACACCGCCAGATCGCTCCGGCAGTCCGATGCCCGATGGATGAGCCGCGCCGTGATGCCGTGCCGCTTGAGCCCCGCCGCCATGAGAAAGGCCGCGTGCTCCTGGTGCGGGGAGCCGGTCGAGATTACGTCGATTTGCATACGAACAGGTAGTCTTCGCGATTGGACTGAATGGGGCGCGGCTCGGCAATCGTGAATGCCTCGGACAACGCTTGATGCCACCAGATCGCATCGCGTTGCGTCAGATGAAGCTCGCCCGTGCCCCAATTGCTCGGGAAGTTGGCGATCTTGAACACGACATGGCCGCAGTGCGAGGCGATGCAGGCGAGCGCGTCGGCTACCATCTCGGTCGGCAGATGCTCCATCACGTCGGCACAGCACCCGATATCGAACGCCCGGCCCAGATCGAAGCGCCAGAGCGGTGCCACATGATAGCGCTTGAGGTGAATGGACCGCGTCTCGGCGTCCGGCGCCTTGGCGGAAATGTCGATCGCGTGAGCGTCGATGCCCTCGGCGAGCCATTGCCGCCAGAGCTTGCCGTGCCCGGCACCGATATCGAGCGCGCTGCGGACGTTCGCCGGCCATAGATCGCGGCTCTGTTGCCAGAGTTCCAGCCCGTGAGCCTTGCGGCGGTATCCGGGGTTTGACCAGATCGCGTCGTACTTGGCGCGCTCGAAGGCGACTATATCGACTGCCAAAGCTCGAAATCTTTGGCATAGACCCGCTCGACGATGCCGCGGGTCTCGGCGTTGTAATAGTCCTGCCACGGCTTGCGCGGGCTGGCGTTCAGATGGGGCAGGGGTAGGAGCCAGGAGAACAGAGCCCGCAACCGCTGCCACCAGTCGCCGATGGCCTCGAAACGCCCTGCAACGTCCACGCGCGGTGTCAGGAACGACACCTGCGGTCTGGTGTGATGATCACTCCATGCGAGATACGGCAGTTTCCGGCAAAAATCCACGAAAGACATGCCGACCTGATAGCCGAGGCCTTCCAGGCCCGCAGTCCCGCCGCGCTTCCTGCGGGCGATCTTGTCGGCGTAGAGGCTCGCAACCCGGTCATAGGGGTTGCGGATCAGCGCCGCTGTCGTGGCACCTTCCGGGCATTCCTTCGGCGTCGAAAGGTTCAGGCATTCATGCTTGTGCGCAGGCTCGTGGCCAAGGCTGGTGATCACCGCCTCACGCATGGCGCTGTTGGCATTTTTCGGGATGAGGCATAGAAAGAGGCCATGCGCGTTGATGCACAGGCGTCGGGAATTAGCCAATGGGGCTTGCCGAGACCGGAGAGCGGATGACGGAAAATCTTTCCCGCCAATTGCTTGTTGAATGGGAGCGGTATGCCAACGAGACCGGCGACAGGCGCAACTTAATCATTCTGTGCCAGAGCCTATTTGACGGCTTATCATATGCGGCCATTGGCGAACGCTGGGGATTGTCAGCCACATCCGCCAGAGAGGGTGCGGTCGGGGCATTCCGCCATTTGCGAGAATACTGCCCGCTTTTGGGCAAGTACAAGTCGCTTGCTGATTTCCGTACTCGGCTTCCTATCTCAAATGTCGCTGTCAAGCGGCTCGATTCAAGCTCTCTACTTTCCATCGCAATCACAGAACACAAGCACACTTTGCGCAGCAACGCTGCATTGAAGCGAGCCAACGCAAGCCTTGAAGCGGAGCTTGCGGAATTGAAGAGAGATGCCCGCCAATCGGAAAGCGCTCGCCTCATCCGTGAGAACCAAAGATTTCGGCGTCTATTTGCCGAAATGGCCAAAGTGACAGCGCCGAGCCCGGAGAGCAATTAACCACTTCCACGCCGAGCCGGTCGAGCTCCGCCTTCAAGCCCGGATACCACCGCAGCGCCAGGCCGTGCAGGTCGCACCGAACTTCATCGGGATGATCACCGAACCAGTGCGTTTGCGCGCCCGGCTGCATGTCATAGCCTAGCAGGATCACGCGGCGGGCACCGTCTTGGGCGGCGATGTGAAGCGCCTGGTAGCCGCCGTCGCTGCCGGAGCGGATCTTGCCGGGCGCCGGGTCATAGCCCTCGCGTCCCGTGCTTTCCAGGCGCTCGACGCCCCATGCCGGCGGGAGCGTGGCATCCAGGGTGGTTTTCCGTCCGGCGAAATGCTGCACCCGCTGAATGTGCCAGTTCCACCACTTGAAATCGCAAGAATGAAGGTGGTCAGCCCACCAAGCCAGATAAACGGCATCATTGATTGCCGTGACCGTGCATTTCCCCTCCAGTCTGGCCATTGCAACGTGTCGGATTTGAGCGGGCGTGACGGACGGGCCGCCGCCGATGATGACGTGGGTCAGAGACGGATGGGCCTTGGCTTGCCGACGACGTTTGGCTCTGCGTTTCTCGCGGCGACACGAAAGCTCGCGGCGGCGCTTCGCAGCCTTCCTTGCCGGTCAAAGTTTGGATTGCAGTCGCGAGGGTCGGCGTCGTCATAATCCCATGCCGGGCGCGGCGGCGGGTCGCGGCGATCAGCTACCATCGCCGTTCCGCTCTTCAACCAAAGCCTCAGCATCGGCCTTGCGCAGCGCCTTGTCGTTCACCGCCTTGCCGTCCGGGCCGATCATC